TACCTATCAGTGCCTTTTTAAGTGAACCAGAACTACCTGACCCTGATATGAATCTACAAAACCTACAATTCTGGAATTGTATGGATTATGGGGTAGTTGCTGTTCAAAAACAATTTATTGGATCTATGGACTATGAGATCTATACTAGAGATCATGGTACAATGAAAGGCAATTATGTATGCACCATTGACAATTACCATCAAGACCCTGATGTAATTGATTATGCCACTAGTGAGAATCCAGCAGAACACAAGTCACATAACTTAATTGAACTTGTCAATGGGCAGTATGCTTTGTATCCTAATAACAGGATGAGGATCTATGACAACAGTCTAACTCCTGAAAATCCGCTAACCCCTGACTTTAAAGTATCCACAGAATACTATCAAGTAGAAAATGGATATGACAGAATGGGGTTAGGAGATCAAGACAGTTATTTCTGGAAAACCAGTAAAGAACGGTTAAATAGTACTTATACGGATACAAAAGAAGATGGAATCAATAGAGAAGCACATTCAGACTGATAAAGAAATTCTGAATGATCCCACAATCTCTCCACAGAAAAGACGTCACACTAAGGATGAACTAGAACATCTTGAGCGTTATGCCAAAGAACATGCAAAAGATATTGCTGCTGGAGATCATCATGACCCTACAGCGTTTGAGATGTTCTGTGATGAGAATCCAGAAGCAGATGAATGCAGAATCTATGATAATTAGTACTAAATAACTGAAGAATATAAAAAGTATTAATGCCACTTGAAGGCGTCAGTAAATCTTTTAAAGATATTAGTGCAACATTCAAAGTAAATCCCATTAACAGGGACTTAATTACTTTGAAGAACATTAATGCGATTTCAAGATCTCTGCGCAATCTCATTAATACAGTTCCTGGAGAGAGACCATTTAATCCTGTTTTGGGATGTAATGTTAGATACCTGTTATTTGAACCTCATGATAATATAACAGCAAAAGCGATTAAAAGTGAAATTATTAATACAATTGGAAATTTTGAACCAAGGGTTAATATCATTAATGTATCTGTAGAACCAGATCCTAATGATTTACTTTACCAAGTAGGCATTCAATTTACCATTGTTGGTTTACCTGCTCCAGCTCAGGAATTAAGTTTTTCACTAGAATCCACCAGATAAATGCCTTTAGTAAATTTAAGTAATCTAAACTTTGATCAATTAAAAGTCTCTATAAGGGACTACTTAAAGGCGAACAGTAATTTTACTGATTATGACTTTGAGGGATCTAATTTCTCTCAGATAATTGATGTATTAGCATACAATACTTACATCTCTTCATATAATGCAAATATGCTATCCAATGAGGTATTCATTGATAGTGCAACTTTGAGGGAAAATGTTGTTTCCCTAGCAAGAAACATTGGTTATGTTCCTAAATCAAAAACTGCTGCTAGAGTACCAATTTCATTTACTGTTGATATTGGTGCAACTAGTAATGTATCTAAAGTCACACTAAAAGCAGGAGCAGTTTGTGGATCAACTGTATTGTTTAGTGGTGAAAACTTTATTTTTTCAATATCAGAAGATGTAACAGTTAGAGTTGATTCAGATGGATTGGCAAGATTTAATGATGTTGAAATTTATGAAGGAATATATGTTCAACAACAATTTACTGTAGATGCTAGAAATCCAAATCAAAAATTTATTTTAAA